ATGAAGGCTCAATGCCCGGCAGTTCACGCCCGCAATCGAGAGCTCTTAACTTGTAAACTACCGCTAGGTGTGGACCTTGACGAACACATCGGCTTCTGCGTGAAGGCGATGCAGGAACGCGCGGATACGTTGGGGTTGAAGGGCAGTATTTGAACGAGTGGCCAAGTGCACTCAAGTCCCCATAAACAGACCCCGTGCGTACCAGGGCGACAGCGGCAAGCTGTAGCCGATCAGGCAGTATTGGTCCAACGCAAAGAGTACCACGGACCCCATCTTCAAACCCTTTGCAATACGGGACTCTTTCGCCCACGGTGACATGTAGTTTCCGATGCCTACCAAATGTGCGCTATTCGCAGGGGCAAAGCCCAATTGCATCGGCAACTCGGTCGAAGTAACCGCCGCGTCCAAATCGCAGCTCCCCGTGTAAGTAAAATTCTCGGTTTTGAAGCAGTCGAGGTTTGCTGGAGACCACTGTGCCGGCAGGTTGATCAAACTCGTAAGGGCGGCATCGTTTGTGTCCGGCGGATACAGCACTTCGAATTGTGCATTCGCGTATGTCTGTCGCACGAAGGCCATGATCGCCGCGGTGAACTGACCGATCAGCCCCGGCAGGAAGGCGGATTCCTGCGGGTATGGAGCGGGGTTATCGCTCGGGTCTGTAAACACGTACATGGGCCGCCCGTACTGCGATTGAAACGTGGCTGTCGTATAGGCGTCATAGAAAGGCATGCCGCCATTGGCGATCGGCGTCCAATTGCCGTTGGCCGGGTCAGTCGGCGGGCAGAAGTACCACCATTGCACTTCGCCGAATTGCAGATACGGCTGCACACCGGCAGCGGCCATTACATTTGCCATGTCGAGATAGACTTGCTGCCAATACGCCAAACTCGCCGGCGAGAAATTTGTCTGTAATGCCGGTGTGTTCACCTGGCAAGGGCTACCGTCTGGATAACGCTGGGCGATGCCGGCAGCCGGCGACGAATCGCCATTTCCGAGTTCCGTGCTGAACGAGACCGTCGCCTCGATGCCATAGCTTCTCAACGCTGTGTAGAAGCTTTGGCTCCAATCGCGTGCGGCGCGATTGATTCGTGGTGTGGCGGTCAGATCGGTAAGCCAGTTGCCATCCACGCCGCCCGCCAGCGACCCGCTTGTCTGCACCTGTAGAGTTGCACTCCCACCTACCTCGACGGCGAGCGTGAGCCCATTGCCGGCTGTGCCCACGATGCGTGCCGTGATGGTGAGTACATCATCGTTCGCCTGCGCCCACACGCCGGTGGCCCCTTCGTTGATAAGTAGCGCGAATGCCTGCGCCAAGCTTGAAGGTGTATCGCCGATCAAGTTCAGATGCGTGAAGTCCGTGGGTCCAAGAGATACTTGGGTTGTCTTTCCAAATTCCGAGGCGCCCGAAAAGCTGATCGTCCCGGTCGCGTACTGTTGCCCCGCGCAGATCAGCTCGTAGAACCAAAGCGCGCCCGCATAGTGATTGGTTCTGCCGCCGAACCCCAGCGCCTGGATCAGCCACGCGGTACGCTCCGGCGCCAGGGCCTGCGAGTGCAGCGTATCCCAGTCGGTCGCCAGCGTCGTTTGTGGGTCCGGCAGGGAGGTGGGAAGGTCGACCGTGGGAATCGCAATTTCCAGAAAATCGAAATAGAACGTAGATCCTACGTCTCCCGTATGTGTGATCCTGACGCTGTGCTGAGTCCCCCCAGACAATGTTCCCAAGTCCCACCGCACCAGCACATCTTCACCTGGAAGCGCCACGCTTAACACTTGCACCGGATTCTGATCGACTTGAACCGATAGTTGCGCGGCCTTGGGAAATCGTCGCGTCCCTAGGTTCAGAGTATGGTCTTGTGGCGATTGATACGAATGAGTTACACTCGCGCCTGGCAGAGTTGCGTAACTGATTGACCCGCCAGAAAAGTTACCGGCAACTGTGGTCCACTGACCTGTGTAGCCGATTGAAACGTCATCGTCTTCTACGCGCCAACTTCCAGAACCCGCCACCTGGTAACTGCGGTTAGAGCCGGTCACCGTCCAGTTCGAGACTGCCACGGCAAACTCGCTCCGTGCGAAATTGCCCGGCTGGAGATCGGCAGCCCAGCTCCACCGCATCTTGCGCACCGCATTCATGGGCACCGCCATCGTTGCGCCGGTCTCATCCAGCCCGGTGATCGAACTGAAGTCAAGGCCGACCTGCCACTGACTAGGGGATACACCGCCACTGAGAACTTGCCATCCCGGCTTCCAACTCTCCGTCGGGGTCTCGGGAGGCGTTCTATACGCGTTCCCGTAAACGCCGATACGGTTGCCGTTTGCGCCGGTGGCGCTGTTAGCGAGCGTCAGTGTAATAGCGGCGCCGCTCGCCGATGCCTGCATGGTCTGCGAGAAGGTGTTGATGCTATTGGCGAGCGCTGCCGCGGCCGATGCCAGGGTGTCCACTCCGTAAAGCTGGTACGTATAGTGCTCTTCATCCCACGCCAACTCGATATAGTCGCCACCGGTCGCCGCGCCTTGCAGCTCGAAAGTGGCCGACGCCGGCGTATAACTTCCTGCCGCCTGTGTCGCGTGGTCCATTAGTGAGATTAAGTATAGCTGTTCGCCTGTCCCAGGATCGGCCCATACTCGAAGGTAGGGCCAGTCCACGGTTGGATACAGCGTCGAATCTATTGCAATACAGTTAATGCGGGTCTCCCGATAAGAAAGCCGCAGCCCGCTCAAATCGCCGGCCGGCAGGTTGCGAAATAGCGGATGTTCGAAAACGTTGTCGCGATTCCATTCGACGACGACCCAGTCCGATTGTGTCCGCCAGCAACCCGAAACCGTGAACCCGGTCGGACTCGTTGAACTCAGTGCTGCTACTGCGGAAGGCTGATAAAAGTAGCACTGTAAGTCTTGGTTGGGAGTAAGCTTCTGAAGCGTGGTCATGCGTTTGGCCGTTTGGTCACAGCCGCAGGATAACCGTCAGGTCGGAACCCGGGCTGGTTTGTCCCACTTCGGTAATCGCCATGCTGAGTTGCGCTTGCGCCAGTAGTGGCATCCCAAAGCCGTCCACACTGGGCGAGACAGTGGCGCTGTCTGGAATTGCTAGAGTACAGTACGGCGCTCCATTCTGGCTCAAATTGATTTGTATCGAACCGCCAACGGGCGCCTGCTTCACGACCGCGTACACATCCTGCACGGCATGGGCCGCTTCCACGATTACGTTTGGCGCTGGGTCGCTGTCCACCGCCAGGAATCCCTGCACCTGAAACGAATACTGCCCGCCGGAAAGCGTTCGCATTCCGTAATTTACCGATTGTGTCAGATTAATCGCGCCCGTCGGGCTGTTGCCTCGCGAATTCGTCACGAACAACTCCGCGCTGGCCACCTTAGTATTCGGCAGCGCCATCGAATAGCTCCAGTTGCCGCTAAGTGGACTGCCGAAAAAGTCCAGAGGAAAGGGTACCACGGAAACGTTACTCAACAATTGGTAGACGGCAACTTGCACAACATGTGTCGTTGGGGTTGTCCCATGCATGCCACGGGTCACCTGATAGTGAAGTCCGCCGGTCTCGACCGCAATGACTTGCATCACTTCAGCCTCGACTTGCACGAAAGATCCCGCTGAGGCAGTTCCGGCCGGCGACAGATTCAGCATAGTGTCAGTCGCCGCCATCGCCACGGCCAAAGAGTACGGAGTGTTACCTGCCAGTTCGTCCCAGTAGTACAGTGTCAGCGTGCCCGCCATTACGCTGGTTGTGTTGGTTAGTGTCGGGAAGGAGATGCCGCTTAGTTGGACTGTGCCGCTTTCGAGCGATGATGTGCCCAGACCAAACACCGGCTGGGGCGGCGCCGCCATATCCCCCAATCCTCCGCCGCCTATCGTCCACCGAGTCAGCGTGGATAGCAACGGCGGCCCTTCCAGATTGTTCACGTTTGCGCCTCTGCCCTGTATGTGGAGCGTAACACCCGTTTCGTTGGGAATATCGAACTGAACCGGGCTGGTTTTGGCGGCAGCGGCGAAATGCCAAGCCGCTTCCGCTACTACGAAGAGGCTGGTTGCATCTGGTTGCACGCCCCACGGTTGCGTCAGCGTTAGAGTCGTCGCCGTGTTCGAAGCGATCGCGTACTCCTGGTCCGCGCCAGTCCCGCTGAGAATCCGGACGATCATGCCGGTATAACTGGCATCGGCCATTCCAGCCGTGCCGTTGCCCACTGTGTTAGCGGTCTCGATGGTCGCGGCAAATGGGGGCTGCAACTCTGTCCGCCAGTAAACATTCGCATGATCGAATGCCGGATCCGGGGGCACCCAAACTTGCGCCGGCAATCCAATATCGGTAAAACTCGCGCTGAGCGCCTGACTGAAAGCGATCCGGCCCAACTTTTGTGGATTCGGGCCTCGGTACACGTTGAAACTTGTCGTGCTAACGTCAAAGCCTAATCCCGTTAGTGTCACGCTGTTTGTGTTCGACCCCGGCGGGATGTTGGCTAGTATCGCGAACGACAGAGCGCTCTCGTTCTTCGCCGAATCCAGCGCGCTCATCGCGTAGTACAGTGTCTGGTTGCCTGCCAGCGTCCCGCCAGCCCCAATGGTTGGCGCCAGGCTCACCATCGGGATACCTGGACCACCGGTTACAGTCGTTGACGGCACCACAAACCCTACCGTAAGCTCCTCGTCTACTCCCCCATCGCTGGAGTTGCTGGAGCTTTCGGTAATCTGATATTCCGGATTGCCGCTGGAATCGACTGTGTTGCCGAGCAGGGGACGCGGCACGCCCACGCCGGAATTGGGTTGAGTGGACGCCCCGGTGCCTCCCGGTATCTGGCCGTTTGTATCGTCGTACCATTCGTCCTGCTCTATCTGCGCGGTAATGGTAGTGATCCTATAGTTCGTTCCCGGCGCGATCTTCGTGATCCGGAAGGGCTGGCGTTCGAAGCCTTCTTTGAGGTAGGTGACGGCGATGATGTCGCCGGGTCGCAGTCCCAGCGCCTTTACACTGGTATCAAATGTGATATACGTATTCCCAGCGATTGCTTTGTCGAGCGTGAACTGAGAGATGCGCGCGGCCTGATCGTAGTTCGGAAGCCCCAACGCCATTAGCGCCGTAGTAATCACCTGGCCCGTTAGTTGCGCATCGTTCACGTCGACCGTGAGCAAGCTGTCCTGCTGATACCCGTTGAACGCGTCTTGAAACTCCACAGTCACTTGGTTTGGCGTGTCCGCGATGCTCCGCGATGATACTTGCACGCTCGGTTCTCCGTTAGCCTTGCGCAGAATATTCGCAGTACCCGTCGATCCGTCGCTAAACTCATATGCCGGCCAGCCGCCATTCAACGGCTCCGTGCTGTTGGTCCACGCCTGCTGCGTCGGTTGCTGCAACGCGATTGAGTTCTCCACTTGCAACTGCAACAGGCCCCCCACGCTATATGTGAACAGCAACCTTGCAGCGTTTCGGATTCCCCGGATCGTGTCTGCTGCGTTACGCCTTGTTTGCAGACAGAGATTGCACTGGAAACGTGGGATCATAATGCTATTCCCGTTTAGATCCTGCGTCTGGATCTGCTGATCGCAATATGCCGCCGCCGTCGCGAATGCCGTGAGATCGATATTCTCCGTTCCCCATCCGCTGCGCTGCAAAATATCCAGTAGAATCCATGCGGGATTGGCGGTGAACGCCGTGTTCTGATAAGTGCCGTCCGCCGCATAAATCGGCAATTGCAAACCATCCGCTAGGACTTGCACGGCGGGCAGTGACTGACCGTTGCTAATCTGGTTTGGTACGACAACTGAGAGGTAAGCCATGCTGCCGTAGGGATCGCCCGCCGGGTTGCCCGCTGCGTCGGCGAAATTGGGATCGAAAGCGCCGTTCCGGCTACCCAGGCTGATCGCGTTATGCCAGCCGGTCGCTGTCATGTTCTGGCCGGATTGCCCGACAGGAATCTGGATCTGGTTCACCAGCACAATCTGCACGTCCTGGATTGGGCCCATCCCCAGCAGCACATCCATGTACGTCAGGTTTCCGTCATTCCGAGAAAATACGATGGGGGGGTAATACCAGGCGGTTCCGTATAGCAGCGGGACAAAGTCGTTGTAGATTGCGACGTTGTCTTCCACCGCGGCGTACTGCCAGCCGCTGCCGTAGCTCCGAACCTGAATTGAAGAAGGCACAAACTCGATGCCACCAAACCGCATGGGGCCAGAGAACATCCCGCGAGCTTCGCAATCGAGGCGCGTGTAGGCGCACGACGTGTACGGGACGCCGCCCACCATGGCACCCACGCCGCCCGTCTGATCGGGCGAATAACCACAGGCATAGAACAGGGAATACTGGCCGCCACTGCCACCATTCGCCGCTTCCTGCCTTTGCTGTGAATTAGATGGAAACATCCAGGGGCACCGCCGTTGGATCCGGACCGGCGGCAGCAATACCCGCTGCATGTTCATGAGGTTGACGGCCGAGAGCTGGAACAGAGATTCCGTGCTCTGATCGGGCGGATTAACCATACCCTGGAATAATACGGCTGCGTCCGACGTTGCGGCGCTTTCGAGTAGGTTGTAAAACAAAAACGTCACCGTCAACGCGGCTCCCTTCCAGCCTACCGATCGTTCCAGTTCCGAGAAGTAAGAATCGGCGTTGGCCATCGACAACGATACTCGCGGGATAGCGTCCACACCCTGATCCGAGGCTGTCTGCACGGCAAACACGTTGTGCTTCATCACACGAGGTGCGTAGGTATTTCCGCTGTACGTCACCTCGTGCGTGCTCCAGTACTCCGCCTGCCCGTTCTGTAATACGCACTGGAACAGCAGCAGCGGGGTGTCTGTAACCGCCAGTTCTTTCACGTCATAGATACTCAACATTGACTATATCCAACTCACAGGAGTGGCGGCTCGGGCCAACGGTTGTGATCGTTAAAGTGTCATCCCGAAACCGCGCGTTTGGGTAGACGCCCCCAGTCTCGGCCGTTTGTTTGTAAAGCGACGCCGTGGTCTGCGCCTCCGCCTGAATTCCAAAGACGTCCACCGTGGTGCCCGGGTCCAGCGCGATACCGAAGCTAATGGAGTCGGCCGTGTCTTGTAACCGACCAGCGGAGGTCAGCCGAGCCCACTGAGGAGTTAACGGTCGCGCGTCCGTTTCCGCGCCGCGCAACAGCCATATCCGCGTGTTCTGATCGCTGCTCGCGTACAAGCTGAGACAGTAGTCCAGGGATGCTGGCGCGTTGATCGATTGCTGTAAAGTCAATGTCGCGCCTGTCGGATTACTGACCTGATAAGCTGCCGTGCCTCCCGTCGGATCCGGTACCCCGCCTGTCAACGTCAGGAGCGGGCTCGCCTGCCACACGGCCTGATTCTGTTGCTCGCTCCACGCCAGCAGATTATCAGCGGGATCCAGGAAGGTGAACGGTGTCAGTTGCCCCTCGGCAGCCTGAAAAAGAGCTTCCAGAGCGGCCAGTTCCTGATCGCTCATCTCCTCGAAGGAGAGGTGCCAATCCGTGATCGCCGCCGCGGGATCGGCCAGCTTGACTTGGTAGCCCTGGCAACTCTGATTGACTAATGTCCTTGCCGAGCGTTGCCTTGTAATGGGAAACTGGCCCGTCGCGCCGGACGATAGTTGCGGAAAGTATATCATCCTAAGTCCTGTTCTCACAGACAGTGAGCGCGGTCTTGCCCCGCATTTCACCTCTCAGTTGAAAGCCGAAAGCATCCCCGGTTAGGCTGCAGTTCGGGTAGACGGTTCCGTCCCACGGATCCGTGAAGGAGAAGCTGCCGAATCTGCCCTGGTTTGATACGAAAAACTGGTCCAGTGCGGTAAGCTCGGATTCGTCCAACAAGTCGAGTTGGATGGTCCACTGGTGCAGTACTGCAGGATTTTCGCGAAACCGCTGTTCCGTGCCGTCTAAAAAGCGGATCGTATCGGTGTTGAACTGCAGTATTCGCTTCGCTGGATATTGCAACACGGCGCCGGTCTTGAGCGAGGGAAACATGACTGTCAAAGGTTTGTTACTACGTCGTTGATGGAGTTCATGTTTAACATCGCTTGCCGGACCGCCTGCGCGATATCGTCGCTATGATCCAAGAACGACTGGCTGTCCATGGCCTGAACCTGGACGGTGATCTGTTGGCCCGCGTTGGACCCGCTGCTTGCTGCGGACCGCGGCAAACCATTTTCGCCCCAACTTACATCTTGGCCGCTGGTGGTCGACTGCAGATTCATCGATGGCGGCAGCGAAAAAGGCACCGGGGAAGCGGGTTGTTGAGATTGTCCGCCGCCTAACAAGCTGGAAAACATCGATACCAGGGGCATAAGGCTAAGCCCGCCGCCCAGAACTTGGCTCGCAGTATTGAGCACATCCGATACATCCTTGCCGGCGCTGGAACCCTGCCCTTGACTGCTTTGTGCCAGGGCGTCGGTATTAGCGGAGGTCGCCTGCGTCTGTGCGTCGATCACTTGGGTGGCTTGCCCCAGAGCGTCGACGAGTCCCTGATCGGCTGTTGCCGATTGGCCGCTCGTCTGGTTACCCGACGCCTGGTTGAAAGCAGTCAGCAGTGTCTGTTGTGACGTACTAGACATTTCTCCTCCGTTGCGTAAGGCCGGTGGTCCCGTCTCCAGCGCTGGGGTCGCCGCTCGCTCCCGCTAGCTCGTGCTCCAATATGAGGAGCGCTTCCACTTCGCGCGCTCCCAGACCGTCGATTCCCCTTTGGCCTAGCTTCCGCCGCACTAGGTACTCCTCGAGCCATGCCATGCTTTGGGCTGTGATAAACGACTTTGGACAGACAGTGGTTGCTGCATTGTTCCTTGCCCACACCACCCGCTCGGGCGTCGCCAGGGTCCGCGGCATCCAACCGCACCTGCGCCTCGTCTCCAGGCCGGCTTTGCGGCAAGTCGCGCACTCCCAGCCGGCCTGGTTGGAGAATTGAAAATGGAATGCGACAATCAGTTTTTTCTTTCGGCTTCCGATAGGCCGCACTGTTGTTTGACGGCAGCCAAAACCTCACGAAATATCTCTTCAGGGCCACTTGCCGCCAGCGATTCCGGAGTCGCTGGCAGCCCGTCAATGGTGAGGCCCGTGACTTCCTTCAAGCCCCACAGCACGTAGACTCGATCGATCTCAAACGCCAGCAGCCCGGCTTCCATCTTTTCGTTGGGACTGTCACCCGCCTCCACGAACTCTTTCCGCCCTGCCAACTCCCTGATGCGCCGCGTTAACTCCACGCGGCGTCCAAACGACATTTTGGCAAGCGTATAGCCTACCCCGGGTGCCACCGTTGAATCTATCGTTTCACTGCTCGTATATTCCATAATGTGTGAGGCAGACTTACTGCTCTGCGCCGGTCAACCTAACCCGTAATCTTGCCGTTGTTATCCAAAGGCCACCACTATCTCGTTGTCCGCCGTCCCTTGCGCTTTCGATCCTTGGAACTTCCACTGCAGCCTGTTATCGCTGTCGTCGAACTCCGGCACTACCGGCACCACGCTCATCATGTAGACGCCCATGACCTGGCCTGTCTGCTGGCCAAGTTGAAACATCACGCTTACCGGCGACTGCTGGCGCGCCGCTTGGTACAGTCCTTGTGTCGCCGCATCGTTCAATTCATACAGGTTAAACGCTGCCGTCACCGACCGCGGCCCTGGAGCGATAGCCAGGGGCAGATTGCTTCCGAATTCCTTCGACCGCATGTCCAGGCCGTTGTCTAATTGAAATGTCCCGCTAGTAATTGTGTAAAACTGCTCGGGTGTGCTCCCCAGCCACGCCTCGCCCATGTTACCTGGCACGATCGAGTAGTCGAAGGCGCCAAGGGCTGGCTCCACCGGGAAACTGGCCATTTGTCCCTCTCCCGCTATGAAACTGGAACTGTCAAGCAGATCTTGCGCCATTCCGCTGAACTCGAACGTATGGAAATCGCCATTCACCTTTACGGTCATCTTGTTGACGGCCGCACCGCAGAGAATCCGCTGCAGCGCGGTGCTCGGGTCCCAATAGTCGAAAATGCTGACGCTTGGTAACTCTGTCGCCGGAAAATAGGAAATGCTCGGAGCAATCTCGGTTCCCGCCGACGTAGCGTTAGAGAATGGGGCGTTCACTTGTACGGCCGTCGCGCTCACAATAGCCGTGACAAAGCGGATCTCGCCGTTACATGACACGCCTTGGCCCACAACTAGCCCATGTGCCGCCGCGAACACCAGCGACGTGCCGCTTGAACCGGTTGCGGTTTCCCCTCCCGTGTACACCGTCGGAATGGCTCCCATGCTTGCCTGGAAAAGCGGCCCATAAGCTGGCCCCCCACCCTGCGCCCCCCAGCTCGTCATGTAGGTTGTTACGTCGAAAGTGGTGTTGCGCCGCAGCCCCGCGGGTATTCCAACGAATGTCCGGCTGCCCGTTTTGTCTCGCCGATCGGCCGTCTCCAACTGATTCTTGGCCGTGAGCTTCACGGCGGGAAACCGGTTCTGGGCCGTGATCGCAGGCGTCTCGCCGTAGCTGCTCTCCAATCCTGCGTAGAAGCGGTTGGCATTGGATGAAATATATGAAGCCATAACCTTAGTCGCTCACTCCTACTTCGAAAGTGACCTTTCCCACCTGGATGAAATTCTGCCCGCCATGCTTGACAGGCCCTAAGACCGCTTCATAGCATCCCGCGAAGTACATGCCCTCGCCCCAGTCTCCCCGGTTCTGATCCAGCACTTGGGTCGCGGCATCGGTATACACCTGGAGTTGGTTCTCGATCCCTGCCAGCCTGTCCTGCGAAACCCGTATCTCTATCGCCATAATGGCTTTCCCGGAGAAGTTCCGAAACTTTTCCTTTAGCTGGTTAACGATCTTCTCGCAGTACACGTTGACCGCCGGATATTGCACATCGGTACTGCGCTCCGCCAGTTCAATCGATACGTTTTGCGCCAAAATCTGGTTTTGGCCGACCGCCACCAGAGTCGCGCCCTCTGCTTGAGCTAACGTTGATACGCAGGAATTCAACCCTTTCGGTGCGCTAAGGAGAGTGACTACCTGCGCTGTGACCGTGCTGCCTACCCATGCCATTCTTTTAGCCTCTTTGAATAAGTCGCGGCAGCGCTCGAAGATAGTCTGGCGCCTGTCCGTTCCCCGGCGCTTGTCCCAAGGTGGATACCGGCCCGGCCTGCACCCAGATTTGGCCTAACGTCATCGGCTGTGTATTCTGCAGCGCCATTGCTGTGGCCGACAGCCCAACGTACACATTCCAAGCCGTTGCGTTGGCCGGTTGGTTCACCGGCTGAGCCACCAGCGCATTTCCTGCCGCCGTGGTCAAACTACTCGGGTTGCTGGCCTGCCCTTCCTCGCCTTCCACGTTCAACCATGACACGCGCGCGCAGTAAGTCATCGCCGGTTGGCCACCCGGAATAGACGTCAGTTGCGGCGGAGCTGCCTGTGGAATTGGATCCGACACGATGCCGAGTCCTGTCTGTATGAGCTTGTCCATGGCCCACTTCGCCAGTTGCTGAAACTGGTCCAGCTTGCCCTGATAGCGGTCGTTCAATTGATTGAAATAAGCGTCCTGATAGACGAGCGTCAGCGTTTGAAATACGTTCCAAAGCTGCAGCGGCGGCGTGACCACGATGTTATTCAACTGTAGATCCGATTGGAGCCAGAACTGCCAGTCGTGGGTGTTGCTGCGCTGCAAGAGGGTCGTCAGCTCGATTCCGAGTTCCTGCTGTGCCAGCGCCAGTTTCTGGTTGAGATCGATGTTCTCCGCCTGTGCCGTGGCCAGCACAGAGGAGTCCTGGACCATCAGGTCCTGGATCGTCGAAATTACATCCGTGAATAGAGCCATCGCCCAGCCTATTCTTTGCCCGGCTGTGTCGCGCCCTTCAGCTTGCGCAGCTCGTTGGGCGAAATGACCGCGAACTGCATGCGCGAGACTGCCGCGAGCTGATCGGCTTGCCGCTTCGCTTCAGCCTTCTGCTCTTGGAACTCGCGCGCCTCCTCTACCGTTGCCATTCGCGCGGCGCCTTCGATAATCATCCTTGCCGCAATCCGTCGTGGAACCTCCGTGCGCACTCCTGGTCGTCCACCATCCGGTGTCTCGAGGCTTACCAAGACCACTGAAGGATCCTTTAGGCTTTCCTCCATTGCTCGAATTTTCTTGTAATAAACTTGTAAGTCCATGATTGTCCCTTGTGGGGCCGGGCGCACCGGCCCCCTTTTGTTTCTTGTTTGCTTGAGATTCGTGCCGCAGGTCCCCTACGCATTCACCTGGACGCCAAAGTTGTTGCGAATTACCGCACAACCGTACAGCACGTCCACGGTGAATTGCTGAGCCAGTGTATTCGGCTGGTAGCTCATCACAACTCGCATGCCGAAGTTCCCCATCTCCGCGTAGTGGGCCACCGCGCCCGTTCCGTACAATGGCTGCGGCAGCCTCCGGATGACCAGACCGATAGCGGGCTTGGTGAAAGCGATGTTGTGGGTTGTCATCGGCGAACTGCCGGTGTACGCAACGTACTGCGACCGCATCACGAAGAAGTCCTTGATCTTTCCCACTGTGCCGTCGATCAACGCCCGAAGGCCCGCCTCGCCGGCGGTCTGGAATTCGCTGAAGCGTTCGATCTGCCGCAACGCGGAATATGTAGCGGCGTCCACCACCAGGAATTTCGGCTCGGACGGCGGGACCTTCGCCGTAAATAGTGAGCTCTCCGCCTGGTCGATCACCGCTTCCACCAGCGGTGTCCCAGGCGTGCCAACCGGTGTGTTTGCCGTAAACCCGGCAAACAGGTTCAGCAGGCTTGTCTCGATGCTCTCGGCTATGGCCACCACAGCCGGTTGCATGTAGACCTGGAGCAAGTCCGGAACTGCCAGCACCTTGGTCACATCCGGAATTTGGAAGGTTGCCTCGGCGTGCGTGTTCAGTACGATCTGCGCATTCCCCAGATTCGGGTTCTGCGCTTGAACGGTTCCGCCTTCTGCGATGTTGTTGGCTACCAGCACCGGAGGAATCGGGATGTTCACCGTATCCCCCGCCTGCGCCAAAACGGGTTCATAATCGCGGTTGACCAAGTTACCCATGACTAGGTTCCCGACCAAGGCGGGCAAAGCGTCTGCCGCCACCAGCTTCACGATCGCGCTGGCCACATTAGCTGATGTAATTATCGCCATTCATTCTCCTAAGTTGAGCAGGCCCTTCTGCCTGTTCTCTTGACATCAGGCATTCCTGCCTGTCGTGCCTATATTCCGCGTAGATTCTGCGAAGCTACGCGCAGAATCTCCTTCCGCACCCGCTCGGTCTGCTCGGGACTCATTCCCGGCCGGATGTTCTCAATGTCCACGCTCTCGTTACTTTCTCGCGGCGCCTTGTGCGCGGCTGTAATCCCAGACCCTCCGGGTATCCGCGCCGGCAGGAACTCTGGGTTCTCACTCACAAAATTGGTCAAGTATTCCTTAAGCGGCACTTCCCCTTCGTCGCTGCGGGCCAGTAACCGGCCGTCGTCGGTGCGGAACACTCCGTCGTGTACAGCCCGGTACGCCAAGTCGACCTTCGCAACCCCCAGCCTCTGCAATTCCGCCCGGATGGCCGCGCCTCTCTCTGCCTGCTCCGCCGCGTTCCGGCTGCGCTTGCTTTCTTCTTCCACTTCGTTTAGCCGCCGCTCCAGTTGCTCGCGGCGCTTGCGTTCCTCCATGAGTTCAGTCTTGTAGGCCGGTTCGCTTTTGGCTTGCTGCTCCTGTAAAAACTCCTGAACCGCTTGCTTCACAATCGCTTGTACGTCTGTGTCTTCCATAACCACCTCTTTCCCCTGGATCAACTCTGTGCTTCAATCTCCCGCGCAATCTGAGTCTTGATCTCCTGCCGCACGTCCGCGAGAAACTTAAACGCCAACTTTTTAAAGACCTGTTTCTTCAAGGTCTCCGACTCGATCCCCAGACTGAGAAGCTTTCGCGCGTCGTCGAGTTCATTGCTGAAATCGGCGATATCGAACTCATCCAGCCCCGAGACGTCGATTGAAATGTTGTCCTGCCGCGCCACCGCGATGGCGCGCAAGACTTGCTTCATCGTTTCCTTGACCGCATCGCCGTAAGCCCGTAGAACTTCTTGGGTAATGCTGAAATCCCTCTGCTTGCTGGCTCCGGATTGGTGCTGACTCGATGACTCCGACCCCGCCGCGTGCGTAATCAGATAGCAGACCCTGTAAATCTCGTCCTTCAGTTGTACCAGGTTGTCGGCCGCAATTTGATAGACTTTGCCTTCCGGCTCGGCCCACCCGAATCGGTCCCCAGGCGCAAGTTGTATGAAGTAGGACTCGCCTACGATCTGGTTCCACTCACGGTCCGAGTAAATTACCGGTGACGCAAATAACCCCATCGTCAGCGCCCAGGAAAGCGCATTCGACTTGTTGAAGTGTTCCAGTTGCAGCAGCGCGGCCTTGTTCATCAACCAGAGTCCCTCGGTCACACGCAGCGGGAAAATCGGTACCCGGTTCTGGCCGGCCAGGCCGTGCAGTCCTTCATCCACCAGCCGTATCTCTTTGTTCTTCAGTTGCTGGTAGACTTGATAATTCTGCCGGTCATAGTAGATCCACCGGGTTTCGCGAGCCCATTCGCTCTCGGTGACCTTCGATTTCCGGAGCGATGAGGTCCGGATCACCGCCCATTCGAGTCCGCCACGATCGTCATAGCTCCAGTTGATAAGCTCCTCAGGCGAATAATCCACCAGGTAGGCCCGCGAACGTCCCACCGCGTCCTCCTCCGCCCTGTTACTCACCGAAACCGGGGATCGCGGAAAATCCACTACGATGTAACTTCGGCCCTGCACCAGCGTTTGTACGATTTGTTGGCGGAAGAACTCGGCTAATGAGGTGCCCTTCAGGTCGCAATCCTCCGCGAATACGTTGTAGAAGCCCTTTGCCGCTTCATCGCCGCCGTCCAATAGCAAAGCCGCCTCGCGCCGCATTAGCGTAGCAGCGTACCAGTCGATAATCGACCCAATATAGTTTTCGTAAAACACTCGGCTTAGCCGCTCGGCATAGATATCGTTGGGCTCCTTGTGCCGCCTCACCAGATACTCGAAAGCATTTTCCCGTATCTGCTCACCACCGGCGTAAAGATCCCTGTACTTCTTCCACATCGCCTTCTTGGCGGCATACTCTGGGTGCTCTCGGTCGATGTTTACCATCTGGTCCTCAAATCAGCCGCTCGGGGTGTTCGCCGATCGCCGCTTGCGGTCTGCATTCCTGCCATAACAGGTAACCCAGCGCGTCCGAAAGGTGTGTCCTGCGCCGGTCCTTATCTTTGTCGATTGCATTGCTGTTTGCTATGTACGACACCTGCTCGAAGTCCTTGATCAACTCTTTGCACTTAGCGTCCACCAGAAGCCGTATGTCGCCGCTCGCCGACCGCAGCTTCGCGTTCATCAGCATGATCCGGTCCCTTACGCTTGGATTCGCCTTGGGCACTTTATACGTCACCGGCGCGCCGTAGCTCACCCGGAAGTAGTCCCGCACGATCTGGTAATCCGAAGCGCCTGTGGAGTGTTGGCTGTTTCCCGATGCGTCGCCATATACCACGATCCCGCTCTTGTGATTGGGGAAGCGCTTTTCAAAATCCTCGCAAGCTTCGTGCGTGCTGGCGTGCCGCAGTACCAGTTCGTCCAACACGAGTACTGTTCGGCCCTCGATTTGGACCACCACCGAAGACATCGGGTCCACGTTAAAATCTAACGCCCACAGCAACGGGCAATTCGGATTTACCCGCAGATTCTTCACCTGGTCGCGGCGATCGAAGGCTCTGTACACCAGTCCGCCCTGCAGGCTCAGGTATTGCCCCAACGCTTCCTGTTGATAAAACGTCTCGTCGTAGCTGTTCTTCAGCCGCTCATAGAAGTCTGGGACCTTTTCCAGCAGGAACGTGTTTTCGTTTGGCTTCGCGACGATCGCGCTGTACCCTGTTACCGGGTCCGCGATGAATTTCTGATAAACCCAGTCATAACCCTTCGGTGTCCACACAGCGAAGCCGCAAAGTTTGCCGGCTTGTGGGTCGCGCAGCCGGCCTTCGAGCCGTAACCACGCGCCTTCCGGCGAATAGGTCAACTCATCGAGACCGAACCATGCTAGATTGGTGCCGCGCAGCCGTTCAAAGTCGTCCACCGGCCGGAAGATGATGCGAGACTTGGTGTCTTTCATAGTGAGCATGTTCTCGGCCTTGTTGTAATCGTACGGAAGGCCGTGGCTGTCTAAGATCGCAAACAAGGTCGTTTGCGTGGCGTCCCGTAACATCGGGTATGTTGGCGCTCCGATTAGGCCTAGCCTGCCCTGATTCAAGTAAGAGAGCCGGACCGCTTCGAAACAGAGCGCCTGGCTCTTGCCGGAGGCGATAGGCCCGGAGAAACCCTTGAACCGCGACTCGCAGTGATGAAATGCTCTTTGTGAAGGAAGCGCATCATAGGCTACTCCTCGTTCAATCGCGTCGGCTTCGATTCTATCCAT